AATTTAGTAAAGACCGATGTCATTGGAATTGATACTATTGTAGGTAGTGTTGATGGAGATTTAGCCGATAGCTTTATTTTAGTGAACGGCCAGACACCTACTAATTATGGTGTAGGCCAACTAAAATGCACTAAAGCAGTGACTACAACACAGACATTGACAGTCGCTTATAGATATTTAGAACATGCCCAAACTGGCAATGATGCTTTTTGGGTTGACTCATATACAATTGGTGATGACGTTTCAGCCGGAGATACTACCAATGTTCAAAGAGCTGAGGTATCACATTTCAGCGGTCGACATTTATTAGATATGATTGACTTTAGAGGCTCAAATGTTTCTATTGACCCCAATGGTATTATTGAGTTTGGTAATATTGAATTTTTTATTCCTCGACACGACAGAATAGTTTTAAAAACAAATGGCGAGTTTGAATATTTAGAAGGCGATACAGAAGCAAATGGTCCTCAATCTATACCAGATAACGCAATGCTGCTCTATGATTTAGATGTACCAGCTTACACAAATTCCGTACAGGGTATCGAGATAGGTTACCATGACAATCGTCGTTATACGATGAAAGACATTGGTAAGATTGATAGACGCGTTAAGAACTTAGAGTACTATTCTTCATTATCTCTTTTAGAGCAGATTACAAAAGATCAAAAAATACTTGACGATGATACTATTATTGACAGATTTAAGCATGGAATTATGGTCGATGAATTTAAAGGTCACGCAATCGGCATGCCGAGTGACCCTGGTTATAGAATATCAATAGAGCCTGAAAAAGGAATCTTAAGGCCATCATTTCGTACTACCAATATCGGAATTACTCTTGGGACAACAGGAGTCGGCAATAAAGCAGACGACAAACTAAAAACCACCGGGGGCACAGTGGATGACCCTTCACCAATCGGCCAAGAAGATATTATTAGATTAAATTCTAGCTCAATCGGTACGTTGATTGACCAACCATTCGCATCAGTTGCAATAAGTGTTAATCCATTTGATGTAGCATCTTGGGTGGGTGAAGTTAAGCTCTCGCCTGACAATGATGAATGGAGAGATACTAATCGCAGACCAGAAGTAATTATATCACAAGATGGTAATTCTGAAGCTATTTTAAATCTAGTAAATGAACAATTAGCATCAGAAGGTACTCGTTGGAACGATTGGAACACAACTTGGAGTGGAGTAACCGAAACTAGGAGTTTGGGTTGGAATAACATGACCTCGACCGCAAATATTATGAGGCAGCATGGCGGGACAACCCATACTAGAAATTGCAGATGCGGGCATAGAAACACTTTAGAGGTACCAACATTTAATGGTGGTACTGTAACAGCAGTAAACCAAAGACGCGCTCAGATTGAACTAGAGGCGAGAACTACATCAACTATTCAAACTAGAGACGGCATGCAACAATTTGCCGAGCTCGAAACAATTAGAGAAAGTTTAGGAGACAAAGTTGTTGATGTATCTTTTGTACCATTTATCCGTTCAAGGAGAGTGTATTTTAGAGCTACCGGATTAAAACCTAACACTACAATATATCCGTTCTTTGATGGCGTTGATGTTAGTGGTTATGTTAAATCTACTGCGTTTGTCGAATTTAGAGACGATTCGACCCGTCAAGACCACACTAACGATTCTCCAGGTGATATCTCAGCAGACACTTTAGTGAGTAATGACGCTGGCACATTGACAGGTTATTTGGTTATTCCAAATAACGACGCGCTCAGATTTAGAACTGGTGAAAGAGAAGTAATATTTTCAGACGATTCTAATAATGATTTGACTGCTGCTACAACATATGCTAAAGCTACATACGCAGCTAGAGGCCTATTGCAGACAGTTGAAGAGCAAGTTTTAACTACAAGAAGAGTCGCAATTGACGAAAGACGAGTTGAATCAAATAGAACATTAACAACTACTCAGGTAGCAGCTACTGGCAGAATTAGACACGTTGACCCTCTAGCGCAAACCTTCTTAATAGATGGAGATTTATACCCAGCTGGCATAACACTAAAAGATATTGATTTATACTTTGCTAAATCTCATAGCACATTACCAGTTTCAATACACTTGGTACCAACAGAGAATGGTATTCCAACCCAAAAAATGATTCCATTTAGTAGAGTTGAAAGATACCCAAATGCTCAAGCCGCAGTTGATGCTGGAGCTTCTGCAACTCTCGCGGCCGCTGCAGCGGCAGCGACTAAAACAATTGCAGAAGTCGACCCAACCAATGCTTCATTAGCCACTAAGTTCGTGTTTGATTCTCCAGTACATCTCAAAGGCGGAAGTGAATATGCTATCGTAGTAATGAGTAACTCGCCAGATTGGACATTATGGCATTCTGAAGTTGGTGGAATTGATGTAGGAGCAGGTTCTCAAAGAATTACAAAAAATCCATATACTGGTGTAGCTCTTAAATCAGCCAATGCTTCTACTTGGACACCTGATCAGAATAAAGATTTCAAGATGAAAATCAATTATATGCAATTCTTTGAAAGCGGATCGTCTGTAACTAAAACATCTACTACATGTGGGTATTCTCCATTTACTAAAATTTTTCCTGCCGGTACGACTTCGGCCAATCCAGTAAAGTGTGACGCGATTAATCTGAATGCAGGTAACTCAGTTGAACTACCAGGAACTTCGATTTCATATAGTCTTACTGTAGCCGGTGAAACGTATTCCATATCGCCGGGTAGAGTTCTAAATCTACATTCTACAGTAGATTTATATGCAAATCAATTAGCTTTAACAGCAACGCTAAAGTCTAACAATAAATACGTAACTCCACAATTAGATGTTCAAAGATTATCATTATTGTCAATTAAGAATAACATTGACAATGATTTGACTAATGAAACTAGAGAGACGCATGGCAATGCAGATGCAAGATATATCACGAAGCCAGTAGTTTTAGACAACTCAGCGGATAGGCTAGACGTATATATGGACATTAAAAGGCCTTTGCCACAATGTAATGTAGATGTTTATGCTAGATTTGATGACATCACTGGATCAAGCGCATACGTTAAATTAGAATCGGCAACTATACCAGTCAGCGGGAACTTCAGAGAAGTACACTTTAGAACATCAACTTCTGATGACATAAATCTATTTACTAAATTTCAGATAAAAATTATACTGAGGTCTGTAGCATCCGATGGTACAACTGCAGATAGCGCTATTGTACCAGAGATTAAAAACTTTAGAGCAATCGCAACCCAATAAAATGAGCGATTGTAATTTTCATCAAATTAAGGATAATCCTAAACTGCTTAGGAATAATTACTCTAAAGCTATTATAAATACAGACAGTGAAGCTTACGAAAAGTATATTATAAAGAAACAGAGGATTCTAGAAGAAAAAAATAATATGAATAATTTAAGAGCTGAAGTAAATGAACTAAAAGATTTAGTAAAAAATTTAATAAATAAAATAGGTTAAACAAAGATGCCAACAGGAACTCAAACACACCAATCTCCAGCATATACTGCCAGAACAATTTCTGCTGATTCGCCGACTACGTTAGATAGTCCATATGCAGCCGCATATTCTGCAGCTGATTTATCAGCATTCCCAAGTGGTGGTGTTAAAAATACAAATACGATTGAAGAACTTCGTAAGAATTTAAATCAATTGGCATCAGACTTTAATACTGCAATTGTAAGTCACCAAAGTCAAATTACTAAGAATGATGGTGATATTTCTGAAATAGATGTTAATCTTACCGAACACGCAGAAGACTTATCCGCTATTGCTACTGACTTATCAAATAAAGCTTGGGATACTATTGTTATAACTGCCGGAATAGGGTTAGACGGAACAGGCAATCTGCAAGCTGATAGAACAATCGACCTACTTGCAGCTAAAGATAATGAATTAGGTGGTATACTTTCTAACACCAATCAAACATTTGGAGATGATGGAAACGATCAGTTAGGGGCAGGAAACGAAAAACTAGGCCCTTTAGATATAGACCCTAATACTGGTAAAGTTACGGTAAAAGATTATTCACTTGAGCTTGGAGTTAAAACTCACGGAAACTACGTAAAGACTTTAGCTGGTGCTTCTGGCGGAAATATTACTGTAACAAATGGTGTTGTTAATAATGGTGGTGCAGCCGAAGTTGGTCTTACTAGTTTAATTACCGCAGCCACCAAAGGTGCAATATCAGATGAAGAAGAAAACGAAGCTTACACCCACACATCTGGTAAAATAAGAAAAGTATTAGTACCACAAATTACTTATAATCAATATGGCCAGTTGACTACAGTTAGTGAATTGCAAGTTAACTCAGCTAATAATAAACTTGTTTCAATCACTGCCGGCAATCATTTAACTAATGGCGGACACTTCTTTCTTAATAATGGGGTCAATCAAACAGTTACACTTCATCATGCTGCGGTTAATGTTCAATCTGACCAGACGTTTACGTCTTCTTCTCCAGCAAATTCTGAAGTCGGACATAGAGAAGTAGAGATTTTATCTAATATTGGATTTGATGATTATGGTCATGTTGATTCAATATCTAAACAGAATTTAACTTATGGGTTGAATAACCCACTGTCCAGTGGATATACTGGAAGCAGTTCATTCGATATGCAGATTCCACGGGAATCTGATTTCCAAGATTTAAGAACTCTGGTTAACCAGCTGGAGGGCAATACTATTGCACTAGGTGCAGTTGGTTTTACGGTCGTCATCGATAGAAAATTCGATTTTAGAAAAGATGTATTAATTTCAACAGGGGCAGATTTAAATGTCGATGACGGCACACTATTTGTAGATGCCAGCAATGATAGAGTTGGTATTAATCTTGGTACTGGCGTCACCCCATCTTCGACATTGCACGTCGGTGGAACAATTAAAGGCGTTAATGACTTCTTCAGCGATGGTACAGGGACAAATGGTGACCCGGGTGACCAAAATGCTCGATTTAATGGATACGGTATCCAAGGACATAGAGATGAAGCATTTTATATGTCAAATGCTGGTACGGGTGATATTAAATTCGGCATAGGTGGTGCCCACAATGATGCTACTAAGATGTCACTTACTCAATATGGAGCGCTTAGTACTACGGGGAGTATCACTGCCATCGGTCAGATCACCGCTAAAGGTACTTCTCCAATGTTCAAGATTTGGGATACATCAGCTTCACCGGCTGGTGGTGATGGTAATACTACTGGATATAATCAAACTACTTTAGCTACTGGCAATAACCATACATTTGAAATCCAAACCCGTGATGGTGATGGTACTTTTGTATCCAATGATTATCGAATAGAAAAAGATTCTGACGGCGCTACAGAACACCAATTTAGAATTGCTAGCAATAATAGACTTACAATTACAGATTCAACAACAACTGTAACTGGAGACCTTAATGCCAGCTCGACGGTCACTGGTGGTTCTCTAGTTTCAAGTAGTTCAATTGTAGGAATCAACAATTTAGAAATTGGTAGTGCCACTAGCAATAAATTAATTTATAACCCATCGAATCAACGGCTGAGTATTGGTGCAACTAATGCTTACGATGTCGGATTTGCAAACGCAGGAATATTCCTAAATAATGGAACCATAGGTGCATTTACCACTGATACAGCTCGGAAGTTAATATTACAGAGTGACACAGCAAACAGCGGTGGAGCAAATATAGAATTATACAGCGGAACTTGGTCAACCGCGGGCAATCGGAATAATGCCTATTATGACGCGACGAAGCACTTCTTTAGAAAAGTTGACGCGACGGGTACTGAAACTCTAACCATCGACTCCGACAATAATTTTGTAGGAATAAACACAACTTCGGCAGATGCTAGCGACTCTCCAGATGGCCGGCCTTACGGACCATACAAATTTCAGGTCGACGGAGACGCTAAATTAAAAGGTAATGTTAATATCACTGGTAATTTGAATGTTACTGGAATATCATCAACGGGAAGTTCAGCTACTGTAGAGTTTAACCAAGTAGATTTGGATGAGGTTGGTGGTATATCAATGAATGGTATATTTACTAATGATGACACAACAGACGCAATAAGCTCAACAGACGGTGGAGCAAATACTTTAGCTGGCGGATTAGCCGTGACCAGGAGGCTTTATGTCGGTGACAATCTTCATATTAGTGGTAACATATATGCAAACGGAACTATACAGGCCGCGGATGGTAATTTTGATGTTGATGCATCTGGTAATATTTCTGATGTAGGTTCCATCGTCGCCGGCGGAACGATTAAGACGACTAGTGCTGGCGGATTAGTGGTAGATGTAGCCGATGGCGGTTCGTCACCAGCATTAACTGCTATAATGCAATTGAAAGGATATGAAGGTAGAGGCGCAGGTATATTTATTCAAGATAGCGTAAATAGCGCAGCTAATGCCAGTAGTCGTGAATGGTTTGTAGGAAGCGGCTATCTTCAATCCAACTTTAATATTGGTTATGCTTCTGATGGTATTCAATCGTCTTATGCAGCACAAACAAAGTTCGTAGTTGATACTGATGGAAAAGTTGGTATTGGAGGAGTCGCCGCTCCTACTGCACTTTTAGATGTAACTGACTCAACTGTGGGGAGTGCTAAAGTCTTGGTTAAGACAACAGGCGATGGCCAGGCTAGCGTCGACTTAGAGAACTCTGAAGGTCACTTTAGACTTATTACAGATGACGGACGATTTAGAATTTTCGACCAAGACAAAGGCAGAGATGTATTATATATTGATAGCAATAGTGAAGTTGGTATAGGAACTTCAACACCGCCTTCTGCTCGATTACATTTAAAAGGAGATTTTGAAACTAATATTGCGTTAAAGATAGAAGGCACTTTTGGTACTGGTAAAAGCCATTATTTTAGAACACATGGAACTAACTCCGACGACCTCGCCCTATATTCTGATAGTACCAGGGTTATGAATTGGAATAGTACTGAAGTCGAATCTTTAGTTAATTTCAAAGTGCCCACGATCGAATCGGATTCGATTGGTATAGGTGTTACAACACCAGCTGAAGCATTAGACGTAAATGGCACAATTAGAATTCGTGGGTCACAAGGAAGATTTGATAGTAGTGCAGATGGTACTGACCAGCTTCTTAGAAAAGAATACTTACAATTTCCACATATTGATCGCCAGACCGATAGCGGCGGAAGCGATGGAGCTAGGTTATATGCTGAAAATCGAATTGCCGGAGACGCAGCAACCACGAATGGTGGCAGTCTTGTATTAGAGATTAATGATGACAATAACGGCGATGCTTTTGTAGTTAGACACACCGGTAGTGATAAGTTCAGAAATACAATTTCTTCTACACATGGTGGTATAGGATTGATGGCAAGAACGATTCAAGACAAAGCTGATAGCGATGGGGTCTATGATACAGGCTCACAGGCCGCTTCAGATTATGCGTTTGCTATGACCGCTACTAGGCTTACCTTGTTTAAGACTGATGCAGATGGTGCACTTACTGACAGCACTGGCACACCTGGTTTAGGCAATACAGACCAAGGATTTTCGTTTAATCACAACAGCGGAAGTCCATTTTTCATGTTCTCGCGGAAAACTAATGCATGTGGTGGGTTTAATGTAAATTCCAATTCCCAGGTTCTTGATTTTTATAGAAGCGGGGTAATGCAATCGGCAATTACAGTAGGTACTGCCGCCGATAGTATTTTCTCCATTAAAACTCGTAGAACAAGTAACACAGCCAAGCACGATCGTTATAGAATCACCAGAGACGGCGAAAACGTCTTTGAGAATGCTCTATTCATTTCCGGTAATGCTAATGCAATGGATGTTGAGCCGGACGCAGTATTGACTCTAAAATCTGCAAAGACCGGTTCAAGTCAAGTTGGAGACCATATTAGATTTGAAACCTCTGCTGGTGGAGCTCTTCATGCTATTAAAGCTGGTTCTGCCGGTCTTGAAATTAGAACTACTGCAACTGCTGCAGCGGCTAAAAATATTAAACTACAGCCAGGTGGTTCTTCTACAGTGGCACAGTTCAATTCTAATAATATTACATTCAGCCAGCCAATTACAGCAAGTGGAGATTTGACAATTGATACCAATGGTATGGTATACGACCAGTCACGACGGAGACTTGGTATTGGTACAGCTTCTCCTAGTGGTCACTTCGCCAACGGCGAGGGTATTGATATAGTCGCAGCAGATGACCAAGTCGCAGAGCTTCGAATTATGGGTACCTCCCAAGGAACTGGTAGAATTTACGTTGGGCAATCGGGTACTCACGGTGGTGGTTTCTTATACAACGGCGACGACAACCCTTCGGTTGTTGGGAGTACGGACGAAATAACATTCTTTAGAAAAACTGCTAGCACAACTCAAATCAGCGGTACGTCAACCCCAGTTGAAACTACTAATGGTTCTGGCGGCGAAGAGAAGAAAGTGTTTCACTATCACCACGATTCGAATCATGTAAAATTTCAAGGCACTGTCACCAATCGGGTTGTTTCAACTACTGCTAATGGTGCATTTACAATATATCTAGGAGATTCTAATGTTCATGTTATTAATGTAACTGGTAATTCTACTATGACGTTGTCCGCGAACAGTACTCGAGACACCGGTGGAGCATTTACAATGATCATCAAAAACGCTGGTAGTTACGACATTGATTTTCCAAGCAATATGCACTTTGCAGGCGGTGATCCAACATTAACACCTGGGCCCAATGGAGTTGATATTCTATCTGGTGTATATGTATCGGGTATCTTTTACGCAGCAATCACATACGATTTACAATCTAGCTAATAAAATATGAGTAGACACGGTCAAGTTGAAATAACAACACCCGAGCCGTATCGCTGGGGTGACGGATCTGATGGCTCTCACGTTTATGGGCCAATCGAGTATGAAGTAAAACAGACATACAATCCTGGCCAACCTCTAAATGGGATCATCGCAAGTAGCTATCCACACTTCGACTCCGCATCTCAAGATGGTGTTAAATGGGTTGAAACCACCATAACTGCTACTGATACAGCTTCACCAGGATACCGTAGTACAATGTCAACGGCAACTTACCACGCAGGTTCGGACGGTTCAGAAATTGAAAGCGCTGGTTTTTTTGTTGGTAAAAAAGCTTGGGTTGCTGTATCAATTTATGATAATACGCCTTTGGGCTTGGACTACTTTTTTCTTTGGAATGAATCTACCACTTATAATAATGGTGTATTAAGCGCTGATAGGCGTTGGGGCGGGTGGGAATTAGTAACACTATACACTTCAGGTGGAAATTCCTTCTACCGACGAATGCTCTCAAGAGAATCTAAAGTACCATTTGGTGTAACACCATTTACTAGAATGTATTTGTCAGGTCAGAATCTGTATCCTTATGCAGATAGGGTATCGGCGTCCGTTGCTAATGAATACTCTTACCGTGGAATTTGGTATGAAGACCCGTTTTACGCGAGTGACCCCACCGCCACCACCCGCAAGGTATTCTCAGATAACTTTTTCGAGTACATTTATTTTGAAGGAAGACCGCGTAGCGGGGGCTCCATAGATGAAAATTGTAGTTATTATTCAAATGCAGGAATTGGCAAATTTATAAATGCTAAAATCAATGGAACTAAAAATTTTACTGATGTAGTCATACGAGATAACACAGAACTCGTTTCTAATCATTATCCAGCTCGTATTATTATATTTGCTACTAAGTCTATTACATTCGGCGCTGGAGTAAGAATAAATGCAAACAATAGAGGAACACGGACTGGCAGAAATAGTAAGGACAATATGCCTTCGCAATCAAGCACTGGCCAAGTTTTTGCGGGCGGTGGTGGCGGTGGCGGAGGTGGCGCTAATTGGAGCGCTGAGGCTGGCTCTAGTGGTGCCGGAAAAAGTTATAAACGTACTATAGACGAAGGTGCGACACCTAGTGGGAGTACTATCAGCACTTCTTCTGGTGCTTCTGGCGGTGGCGGCGGCTCAGACAGGGCAGGCGGTAATGGGTCAAACGGTTCGAGCGCAGATGGCACTGCGCGCGCCTTCATGAAATCTTTTAAGTATACTATGAAAGGTAAATATGGTCTAGCCGCTGCACCCTACCAGAATTACGATGATTTTCCAGTTCTTGTTGGCGGAATTAGCGGAAGAGGCGGTCACCAACTGCCCTTAGGCTCATTTTTCGCACATATGAACAACGGTGGCTTAAACGCTTGCGGTGGTGGATGTATTATTTTAGTAGCGCCTATTATAAGATTTGCAGACGCGCCCAATATAAATACGCATGGCTATGAAATTGAAGATGCTCCCTCCTACGAAAACACTCTATCGACGCCAATTCCTCTCGGCAAACGATCGGATCAAAGCACGACATTAGGCGGATACAACTCAGATCATTATCAATCAGATGCAACCCTTTTATACGCGCGGGGACAAGGTAGAGGGGCAACCTCACACTCTGAGTCATCAACACCTGGTGCAGGATCAGCGAGTTGCTATGAGGAAGGCGTCGGTGGAGGCCAAAGCGGCACATCTATGAATGGAACGAGGGGGTCCGATGGTGGTGGTGGTTCTGGCGGAGGTGGGGCCGGTGGAAGCGTAGTCGTAATATATAATACTTTATACGGACATCCAACTATTAGAACTTATGGTGGGCAAAGCGGGAGCACGCCTGGTGGTGGTAACAGAGGCGGAGGTGGTGGTCACGGCGGTCACGGATACTATTTAATTGGGTGGAAAGGAAAACAGAATGGCGCTATTTCATGGGTAAAAGAGGGGAGCTACGGAATGAGACGCGGGGTTCATATTACTTCTGTCGTAGAACCTCAAGGTGATCCAAGAAGCACAAGCCAAGCGCCATACGAACAGTATGATACTACTGTGTGGCCTCCTCGAGTCCATGCGGCTCAATTAAAACATGAAGGCCAGGTGTATAAATCAAGTGGCCCAAATAGTTAGATGTAGTTTCTGCCACTCCGACTAGTCGTTTCTTATAAATAGATATATGTCGAAACCATATTCTAGACAAACATTAGTTGATTATTGTTTAAGAGCTTTAGGAGCTCCAGTGATTGAAATAAATGTAGATGATGACCAACTAGGTGATCGTCTAGATGAAGCGCTGCAATTTTACCAAGAGTATCATTCAGACGCTGTAATTAAAAGATTTCGAAAATATAAGATAACCCAGGCGGATATCGACAACGAGTATATTATTATACCAGACACCTATCTTACTGTGTCTAGAGTATTACCATTTAATTCTAATTCTGGTGGAACCGGCGACTTTAATATAGAATATCAAATGATGTTAAATGGCTTATATGATTTGAATAAAGGCGCTGGTAATATGCTGCAATATTCAATGACACAACAACACCTAGCTTTGATAGATCAAATGTTTGATGGCAAAGACCAAACAGTAAGATTTAACAGACACATAAATAGGCTTTATATTGAGACCCGATGGGGCACAGACTTAAGATTAGACCAATATATAGTGTTCGAAGGTTATGAGGCGGTTGTTCCAAAAACAAATTCGACCGGAGATACTTATGGTTCTGGTGCAGACGTATCGGCGACAACAGAAGCTACATCAACTAAAGTATATAACGATATGTTCTTAAAAAAATATTTAACTGCATTAGTTAAAAAGCAGTGGGGTACTAATATCAAAAAGTTTGATGGGATGCAATTGCCCGGTGGAGTTACAATGAACGGTCAACAGATTTATGATGAAGCTAATGAAGAAATCATAAAGATCGAAGAAGAGGCTCAACTTAAATACGAAATGCCTCCGGCTTTCTATGTAGGATAACGAGATGATATTATGGCAAGAAATACTTATTTTTCACAGGGCTCTGTAGGAGAGAAAGACCTCTACGAGGATATGGTCGTAGAAGCTTTGGGTATTTACGGTCAAGATGTGTATTATATTCCTCGTGATATTATTAGCTCTGACGATATAATCAATGAAACTATCGAGTCTAAATTTACGGATTCATACCTTGTTGAAATGTATATCGAAAACACTGATGGCTTTGACGGTGATGGTGATTTGCTTGGCAAATTTGGGTTAGAGATAAGAGACCAAGTTAGCCTTATCGTAGCAAGAAGAAGCTTTTCAAGAGCTACGCGGGGGTCAGATATGGTAAGACCTAAAGAAGGTGACTTAATTTATATTCCTCTGTCAAAGTCGTTATTTGAATTGAAATTTGTTGAACACGAACAGCCTTTTTATCAATTAAACAATCTTGTCGTATATAAACTTCAATGTGAACTATTCGAATACCGAGGCGAAGATATTGACACGGGACTTGGTTTAATTGATGATGTTCAAACAATTCACGAAGCTACAACTAGTATTGGGATTACTTATACGTCCACTACTAAATTTGAGATAGGCGAAGAGGTTAACATTACGTTTGCAGATTCTTCTGTTGGAACCTCAGAAGTTCTTGGCTTTGATGAAGACCAGACCCCAATCGTATTAAACCTTGGCACACTGTCAGTTGTTGACGGCACTGTCAATAAGATTAAAATCGGTGATACTATTGTTGGTACCAAATCAGCTGCAGCTGCGACTGTTGCGGCCGAAGAAGATTTGACATCAGAAATATATTCAAATGACGCATTTGACGACGCTGCAGACTTTGAAGCAATCAATAACAATTACTTAGACTTTAGTGAATTAAATCCATTTGGAGAGCCAAAAGACAATGCTTAACGGAGTACATTTTTATCACGCTACAATAAAAAGAATTGTATCAGTATTTGGTACAATCTTTAATAACATTGTTGTCGGCCGACACAGTGGAAATACTATATCTAATATCCAAAGGGTTCCTATATCTTATGGGCCTCGAAATAAATTCTTGGATAGAATGAAAGAGAACCTAGAGCAGCAGCGGGTAGCAATTAAGTTGCCAAGAATGTCTTTTGAAATTACTTCTATTGATTACGACTCTAGTACAAAATTGAACAGACTGAATAAGACTCTACATACTATTTCTAACTCGCCTAATAGTAGAAATTCTATGTATCAGAGTGTTCCTTATACTCTGGGTATGCAATTGAATATTATGGCTAGAAACCAAGAGGACGCGTTACAAATTGTAGAGCAGATTCTTCCAACATTTTCACCAGAATACACAGTAAGTATTAAAGGCATTGAAGGACCTGGCTCTCTTACCGACGTCCCGTTTATTCTAAACAGCGTTACATTTACAGATGATTATGAATCAGATGTCGCGACAAGAAGAACTATAGTTTATACATTAGACTTTACTGTAAGAATTAGATTCGCACCTGATACTTCAAGTGTATCAATTATCAAAAAGGTTGAAACCGAAATTGCTGATTTTACATCGGTGGCGGTTGGGTTAGCAAATACATTAAGCACAGTACAGGTATCACAGGATTCTCCATCGGGTGCAATTGACGTGTTTACTTCATTGTTTGATGCAGATAACCAGCACACAGCGAATTTAGCAGTTAACAGTTTAGTTTTATCGGGTATTGCTGCGTTAAACGATATTAATAGTGTTTCTATTAATAGTGGTACTACGGACTTAGATAGAATTGCTGCAGATAATACTAATATTGCTATTTCATCTTTATCTGCGACAGGCGGCACTGGCACAGGAGCTGCATTTGATGTTACTATAGACGGCAGAACAGGAATAACTACTGCGGTGGCAACTTCACTCGCGGGACTCAAATTTACTGTAGCAGATACATTGACAATATCTGATTCGCCTTATCATAATACAAGTTTGACGATAAATGTAGATACTATTGATTCTACTGAAGCTATAGTATATGATATTACAGATTTGAATGGTGGTATTAGTGGAACAGACGCTGATTTATCTATACAAAAAGATGGCACTGTATATAGCATTAGTGCTATAAGTGACGGCGGAACTGCATTCGCTGAAAACGAAACAATTATAGTTCTTGGTACATCTTTAGGCGGGTCGACCCCAGCTAACGATGCATCGGTTACAGTTACCACAATCGATAATGGAGTTATAACCGCTGCTAGTATTTCTGGTACGGGAGTGGCTCAAGGAGGTGTTAATACATTTACTGTAACTGCAGGTGATTCTGCTAATGCTGATACAATAGCAGATTATAATCCAACCTTTACTCGTAGCATAACTGTTGATGGCGGAACCGGTGGTGGTCTATCATTAGACATTGATTTAGACAAGACTGGCTCGGTTTCTAATATTACAATTATTGACGGTGGTGTAGATTATTTAGTTACTGACCAAATCACTATTCCAGCAGAGCAATTAGGAGAAATTGATAGCCCGGCTAATTCTCCTACAACCCCATTGGTTATAGATATCGATTCAGTAAATGATACGATTATATCCGGTAATTTTATTAGAAATGGTAAAGTAAATGGCCTTCCAAAATTTGATTTGAATTCACCGTCTGGCGGAAGTAATAGTCCAAACGCTGCAGTAAGTATTCAATACAGTGGTGATGAATGGCAATTACTTAGAAATGGCACGTTGATTGCCGATAATGTAAATGACACGGTAAATCCAGTTGTAGCTGGCTGGAATATAAGAATTGGCTCAAGAGGCGAAACTCTTAACGTTTCATCATCCGACAACCAAAATTTTACAATAGGCGAAATCGTAACAGGAAATGCAACGTTAGGACGAGCGACTATTGTATCCTCAAGTAATAACGTAATAGTGGTAAAGGAGTTAGAATCTAAGTTTGTTGAAGAAGAAGTTCTTACGGGACTAACCTCTGGAGTAACTAGAACAGTATTTAATATGACAGTAAATGAGTGATAAACTTGACAAAATAAATAAAGCATTGGTTTCTAACGCAAGACCGCTAGTTCCTATTCAAAAAGAAGTTAATCTTACTGATGATGCAGAAGAAGATTACAATTTGGCTAGAGATAATCTAAAAAGCCTACTTGACAAATCTGACGAGGCTCTTGACCACATGATGCAGGTTGCAGTAGAAGCCGAGCATCCCAGAGCTTTTGAAGTTCTTGCGGGAATGTTTAAAACCTCAGCTGATGTAACTACACAATTAATTGATTTACAAAAGAAAAGACACGAACTTGATAAACTAAATAATGAACCGACTGAATCTAGTGGCGTC